AGGAGAACATCCGTATCACATCACACAAGGTAGCCTTTAGTAAGACCTTGTGGACTGCTGATAAGTTCAAGGACAAGGAGAGGATATGGTTTCCTCATGTCCTCGACTTCAGAGGACGAGTGTATCCCGTGCCAGACTTCCTTAACCCTCAAGGTGATGATGTGTGTAGAGGGTTACTACAGTTCGCCGAGGGTAGACCTATCAAGACGGAGATGGGCAAGAAACATTTCCTAATGTATGGTGCATCGCTGTTTGGTAAGGATAAAGAGAGTGATGCTAATAAGATACAGTGGGTAAGCCAAAATCACATGCCAATTAAAATGGTAGCACTTAATCCTTTAGGTCACCATAATTTATGGTCCGAAGCTGATAAACCTTGGCAGTTTTTATCATGGTGCTTTGAGTATAATAGATGGTGTGATAATCCACAAGCGGACATCCACATGCCAGTAATGGTAGATGGTACATGTAACGGACTACAGCACCTATCAGCCCTAATGAAAGACAGGGATGGAGGTAAAGCAGTGAATCTGGTTGACACTGGTGACACACCTAATGACATTTATTCACTGGTGTGTGACGAGGCCAACAAGATTTACAAAGGGCCTATAGTAATCGACAGGAAGCTGTGTAAGAGACCAGTGATGACTACTCCATACGGAGCTACCATCTATGGTATGCGATCACAGATTGCTGACGAGCTAAAGAAGAGGAAGACAAAGATAGGCACAGAGATGGAGTTTGATAACTTCGATGATGTGCAAGAGGTAGCTGATGCTATCTATTCTGGTATCAGTAAAGTTATCCTTAAGTCTAGAGAGTTCATGGACTGGTTGCAAGAGATTGCCGAGGTTATGTCGAGGAACAACATACCTATGGAGTGGACAACTCCCTTCGGTTTCTATGTGTATCAGACATACTACACCCACAAGCAGAGACGAGTACGAACACAGCTTAATGGTGTGCTCAAAGGGTATAGGACTAGCTTGAGGGAGATGATACCTAAGACACAGGATGTGAAGAAGAACAAGAACGCTGTTAGTCCTAACTTCATTCACAGTCTGGATGCAGCTCACCTAATGTTAACCATTAATGACTTGAGGTATGAGTATGGGGTACGTAATATACATGTCGTACACGATTGCTTTGGGGTGCATGCTGACATGGTTGATATGCTTGTTCATACACTGAAGGAGAACTTCATTGAGATGTATCAAGGAGATGGTATTGTCGATAGCTTCATAGAGGATTATCTAAAGGAGTACTTAGATAAACATGATTACTTTAAGGTAGTAGAGAATAGGCCCATGACGGGTGATCTCAATATTAACGAAGTTAGAGAATCGAGGTTTTTCTTTTCATGAGTATGGACGGCACAATGAGAGACCAGTATATGTCCGCCCTCTTTGATGAGGTAGGTACTGGAGCCATGCAGATGGCACAGGTGATACAGAACATACGGAGACCGGGAGCTAGACTAGCGGCTGCCATGTTCTTCTTTAAGTGTGTAGTTGATAGTAATGATCTCCCTATGAGTGAGTTGTTTGCTAGTGTCACTCGTATGGAGAAGGAATCAACAAAACACCAGAACTCTAAGCTAGCAGGAGCGAGGGCATACATAGAAAATGACTTTTTATCACACGACTGATATAAAGGAAATGATTAGGGGCATAGTTACCTTCCAATTCTATAGGGATAGCATTCTATATTATAAAACAGAAAACGGTTTTGTGTTTGAAGTTCCTATCAGTGATGCTGGTGGGGCTACATTCCTAAAGGAAGACAAAGGTATCCTCTTTATGAGATACATTAGAAAATCTATAAATAAATTAAACAATGGAGAGTAGAGATTATGAGTAATGAAGCACCAGAGATTAAGACCACACCAAAGGGATTAGCTAAGTACGCACGCATCTTACACCCGGATACCAAGTTCAATCCTGAAGGAACCTATACGTGTAACATCGTACTGAAGAAGGAAGATGCTAAAGGTATCTGTAAGCAACTGAAGAAAGAGTATGATGCAGCACAGAAGCCTAAGAAGAAGAAGGGTAAGATGCCCTACTGGGAGAATGATGATGGAGACATTGAGATCAAGGCTGACCAGAAGTCTGTCATCCACACTAAGTCTGGAGAGACATTCAGTAAGACTGTAGCAACCCTCGACTCCAAGCGTAAACCTATCAAGGTTAACATTGGTAATGGATCAACCATCCGCATGTCCTTTAAGACCCGGCCCTACGACTACAACGGTTGCGGGATTAGCCTCGACTTGGTGGCAGTACAGGTAATTGATTTGGTAGAGTGGGAACCAGAGGAACAAGAGTACGGCTTCGATGATGAGGATGGCTTCGAGGGTACTGACGAATCACCTGAACAGGAAGACGGTTTTGATGCTGATGAAGAAGAACAAGAAGAGGATAGTGGGGACGAAGGCGAAGAAGACGATCCATTCTAACGGTAATAACTTTAGGTCTAAGTTTGAGCTTGACTTTAGTCAACACCTCCTCCGCTTGCAGAGGGATGGGGTGTTGGCTGGCTGGAAGCATGAGGATGAAACTCTCAAGTATGTTATCGAACATAAGTACCTGACTGACTTTAAGTTGGTTGGTAATCATGGACGAGTGATGTACATCGAGACCAAAGGTTACTTCACAGGAAAGGACCGAACCAAACACAAGAAGGTACGAGAGAGACACCCGGATAAGGATGTACGATTTATCTTTATGAACAGCGCAACCAGACTTAACAAGACATCGAAGACTACCTATGGTAGCTGGTGTACTAAGAATGGATTTAAGTATGCTGATAGAGTACTACCTTCTGCGTGGATACGAGAACTTAATAAGGAGTGAACTATGGAAGAGATTAACAGCTACGCACATATTATTCAGATGACAGCTAACGTATGCATGAGTCTAGCAGCAGTTAGATTCTTTATCTTTGGAGCAGACAAATAGACAGGAGTACCATGTGCAAGAGAAAAGTAAATATGAAACAGATGATAGCGAATTTCTGTATCACACTAGCTGCGATAATTGTGGCAGTAGGAATAACCTTGGGGTATATAGTGACCACACTTATTGCTTTGGTTGCGAAGAACACACGAAGACTAAAGATGGAGTGGGCACTACGAACAAGAAACCGAAGGCTCTTAAACAAGGACTAATAGAGGAAGGGAGATATGTCGAAATTAAAGGGAGAGGCATTCGCGAAGACACTGCGAGAAAGTTCCGGTACTCATGGGGCAAGTATAAAAACAGGGGTGTCTACATTGCTACTTACTGTGACTCAGACGGACACCCCGTTGCCCAAAAGTTACGAGACAAAGATAAGCGGTTTAAGTTTATCGGAGATACGGGACTTGGTAAACTATTTGGACAGCAATGTTGGTCAGGTCGTGGCAAGAAGATAGTTATTACCGAGGGTGAGATTGATGCCATGAGTGTAAGTCAGGTACAGGAGAACAAGTGGCCTGTAGTCTCAGTACCGAATGGTGCTGGCGGTGCAGCTAAGGCAATCAAGAAGCAACTAGAGTGGCTGGAGGGCTACGAGACAATAGTCCTTATGTTTGACATGGATGAACCGGGGATAGCAGCAGCTAAGAAATGTGCGCAGTTGTTTACTCCGGGTAAAGCATTCATAGCTAAGTTACCAATGAAAGACCCTAATGAAATGCTGGTTGCAGGTAGAGGACCGGAGATAATCAGAGCCATGTGGGATGCACGGCCTTATAATCCTGATGGTATCATAAGTGGAGCAGACACATGGGAACTACTGACAGCAGAGGAGACAACAAGAGCCATCCCAACTCCGTGGTCTGGTGTGAACGAACTAACTCACGGTGGCTTTCGGACAAGCGAGATAACAATGGTATGTGCTGGCACGGGAATAGGCAAGAGCCAACTCTGCCGACAGTTTGCTTGGAATGCCTTGAAGAACGGGGAGAGGGTGGCATATATAGCCCTAGAGGAAACAGTAAAGCGTAGTGTACAAGGGATACTTAGTCTTGAGGTAGGTAAACCAACTCACCTTGAGTCAGACATGAATACAAAGGAGGTGAAGGATGCTTGGGAGTCAACAATTAGAGATGCTCCTATATACTTTTATGACCATTGGGGGAGTGCTGACAGCGATAATCTCATCAACAAGATACGATACTTGGCTAAGGGGTGTGATGTTAGCACTGTTGTACTGGATCACATTAGTATTATTGTATCTGATATCGAGGGAGGTGATGAGCGTAGGATAATTGATAACATGATGACCAAGTTCGCAGGGTTAGTCCTTGAACTAGGGATAGCTCTAGTCCTCGTGTGTCACGTACGCAAGTCTCAAGGTAAATCATTTGAAGAGGGAGGTCAGATTGGACTGGATGATCTTAGGGGTAGCGGTAGTCTTAAGCAACTATCGTGGACTGTGGTTGGTCTGGAGAGAGACCAGCAGGGAAAGAACCCTAACGTAGCTACAGTAAGGATACTTAAGAACAGAACTGTAGGTGAGACAGGTGTCGCCGGGAAGATAGTGTATGACCCTGAGACTACCATGCTCAATGAGTATAATGGATTTAATGAAGAAGAGGAGGACGATGAGATATGAAGGAGATGATAAAGGGGTTAGAACATGAGCAAATTAGTATTTGATTTAGAAACTGATGGGCTATTGGCTGATGTGAGCAAGGTTCATTGTATGGTAACGGAGGATGTAGACAGTGGTGAGATACAGAGGTACAAAGGACACGAAATGGTTGAAGGAATCAACTCCCTTCAAGAAGCGGAGCACATCATTGGACACAATATTATTGGCTATGATCTTCCTGTTCTTCTTAAACTTTATGG